CTACTTGCCGTGGAGCAACTTCAACGCCCAGCTACGGTACTGGCAGAACTACGTTGGCAGGCCCATCTGCTTCTCAACCTATGGTCAGGGGCAGATATACATTGCGCCTGTGCCAGACCAAAGCTATTACATCGAGATAGATACGGTCATCTTGCCTACAGCCCTGTCTACAGCCTCTCCAAGCACTGTTGATGTCATTGTGTCCCCGTACACCTCGCCTGTGGCTTTCTACGCAGCCTACAAGGCCAAGTACAAAGAACAGAGCTATGGTGAAGCGGAAATCTACAAGCAAGAGTACATGAAGCATGTCAATGCTGTTCAGAACTCTGTCTTCACGCGCCGCATTCCAGACCCTTACTCTAGCCCGTACTAATCATGGCAGCAGCAGAGCAAAAGAAGTCTTATGCTGTTGTTAAGAATTTCACTAGTCTTAACACCAAGGCCAACAGAACGGCTATCAAAGAGGATGAGTTTGCCTGGATAGAGAACGCCATTCCTATTGGGCATGGCAACATCAAAATTGTTCCAGCACAGTCAGTTGTCAGAGACTCTGGCAATGCCGCTGTAGCTTTTGCCAACACTATCACCACGCTTGTTTCTGCCAACATAGATGTCAGTGACTATGTTGTTGGCTTTCAATCCAACGGTGCGGCGCAATATTTCAACGTCACAACCTCCACCACTGGCAACATTGCTGCTGCGGGCACGTTCTCCTCAACAGGGGTAACCGCTGCCCAGTACAAGAACCAGCGCGTCATCATTGGCGACCCTGACAAGGGATTGTTTTCTTGGGATGGCGGCAACCTGTCCAGCATTGGTTCTGTAGGTGCTATTGGCATTAGAAACGCGGGCGCAGGCTACACCAGCACGCCCAGCATCACCATTTCTGCCCCGCAAGAGACAACGGGCAATGTGCAAGCCACGGCAACGGTTACTGTCACGGCAAATGTTGTCACGGCAATTACCCTCACTAACGGCGGTCAAGGCTACACGGCTGTGCCTACAGTGACCATCAGCGGCGGCGGGGCATCTACCAACGCCACAGCAGTAGCTTCGCTAGTCACGTTCAAGACGGGCACAGTGTCTGTGGTTATGAATACCCTGGGCACGGGTTACACCAACTCTTCCAACGTCACGGTCACTATAGGTGATGTCACTGGCTGGACAACACGGGCCATAGGCAACGCCATCGTGTCCGGCGGGCAGATTACCCAGGTCATCATGACCAACGCAGGCGCTGGGTACACCGCTGCCTCTAACGTGACGGTGGTTATCACCGACAGCAGCGGCACACCAGGTACAGGTGCAACCGCTACCGCCGTTGTCAATTTGGACAAGATTGTGGACGTAGCCACTTTTTCTGGTCGGTCATGGGTAGCGGCTGGCAGGACGGTGTACTACTCTTCTGCAACCAGCGTCAGCGACTTTACATCTGTGTCTGCGGGGTCTTTCACCATCACAGACTCAACGCTGCACGGCAACATCCAAGCCCTGCTGTCTGCCAACAACTTTCTGTACATCTTTGGCGATGACAGCATCAACGTCTTCTCTGATTTGCGCGTGTCTAGCACGGGTGTAACCCTGTTTACCAACACCAACGTCAGCGCCAGTATTGGTACTAAGCGGGTGTACGGCATCTTTCCGTACTTCCGCTCTGTCCTGTTCATGAACGACTACGGCATGTACGCCCTGGTTGGCTCTACCACCAGCAAGATTTCTGACCAACTAGACGGCATCTTTCCGTTTATTGATTTCACCAAGCCCGTTACAGGCGGGCAAGTCTTGCTCAACAGCATCTTGTGCGCTGCGTTCTCGTTTACCTACAACGACCCCCTGTCTACTGCGCGTCCTATCCAAGCAGTGTTCTTTGAGAAGAAGTGGTTTGTTACCAGCCAGGGCGCATTGACATACATCACCTCTGTGCCGTTTAGCGGGGTGATTAACCTCTACGGGACTACAGGCACAGACCTGTACAAGCTGTACAACAACACTTCCGGCAATGTAGCCAGCACCATCCGCACGGCCCTTATGCCTATGGGTGACAGCATCCGTACTAAGCAGGCGCTCAAATTTGGCATAGAAGCCACCCTGACCAATGCCGCCACCATTACCGTCACAGTAGACAGCGAGGCGGGTTCTAGTCCTATTTACACACTAGACAACATTGTCACTTGGTATAACAATAGCTTTACCACCATAACCTGGAAAAACAACAGCAGTACCACTATTGGCTGGCTGACTTCCAACGGGTACGCCTTGTACAAAAGTGACGCACAGCAGTACGGCAAGTACCTGGGTTTAACCATCACTAGTAATAGTGCTGGTTTTGTGTACAACACGTTTGAGTTTGAACATGAACTGAGAGTGAGGTTCTAAATGGCAGTTCCCTATACCTTTGGCACGGCTACGGCATCTATCCCGTTGTCCAACCTTGACAGCAACTTTGCGACCACCATCACCCTGGGCAACACGGCTATCCAGCTAGGAAACACCGTTACCACGCTCAACAACATGACGTTGACCACGCCAAAAATTAACACTATTACTTCTACTGCGGGCAACGCGCTTACATTGCAAAGCAACAACGGCAACACAGCAGTCACTGTAAGCACAAGCCAATATGTAGGCATTGGAAATACTAATCCAGCAGCACTTTTGCACGTTGGCCCATTAAATGGGTCTGGTTCATTAAACGGTTACACAAAAATAGCAATTGAGTCAACAGACTACGCAGCTTTGACACTAAAAGCTCCATCAGCTAATTTTAGTCAAATTATTTTTACTGACACCACAAGTTCAGCACTTGGTCAAATTCTTTATTTGAATTCTACTAATGCTACACCAAACGCAATGACGTTCTATACAAATGGTGTAGAAAGTATGCGTATTGACTCAACTCAAAATTTGTTAGTAGGAACCGTTGGTCTAGATGGAAGATTTAGGGTTGAACAATCTGGAGTTGTTTGGGCAAGAGCAACAAATCACACAAATGCTGGTACTCAATATTTTGATTCGTTCAGATACAACGGAACTCCAATTGGCTCTATAACTGGAAGTAATACTTTAACAACGTATGCCACAGTATCAGACTATCGTCTTAAAGAAAATGTAGTCCCAATGACCGGGGCATTGAGCAAAATTGCATTGCTTAAGCCCGTCACTTACAAATGGAAATTTGACGGTTCTGATGGTGAAGGGTTTATTGCCCATGAATTAGGAGAAGTTTTTCCGCAGGCTGTGATTGGAGCTAAAGACGCTGTAGACGAAGATGGAAATCCTCTTCACCAAGGTATCGACACTAGCTTCTTGGTGGCAACCCTGACTTCAGCCATCCAAGAACTTACTGCGCGTGTTGCGGCGTTGGAGGCGAAGTAACGTGGTTAAGATTGACTTCATCATCAACGGCTTTTCTGATGCTCTGCATCTTGCAGATGACCACGGCCTGACTGACGCTGAGATTGAGGCGATGAAGCAAGCGCGGTATGACAAGTGGCGCGACTACATTGACAACCCACCTCCTGTAGTGGATGAGGAGTAGTCATGGCAACTAAATACTGGGTTGGCGGCAATGGGAACTGGAGCAGCGCAACTAATTGGAGAACAACCTCCGGCGGGGTTGTGGTCACTACTGCGCCCGGTTCTGCTGATGCTGCGGTGCTGGATGCAAACTCAAGCACAAGCGTTGTTACCATTGACAGCAACATCACCATCCAAACCCTGACTTGCACAGGCTTCACGGGTACGCTTGCCTTTGGCACAAACACCATTTCGCTGAACAGCACGGGTACGATTTTTGTTGGCGCTACGACCATGACGGTCACGGGTACGCCGCTAATTATTCTTAACAATAACACTGCATCAGCAAGAACAATTACGCCAACGGCAGTTACCGAGGCAAACAGCATTTCGTTTAGGGTTATCAGCGGTACTGGTTCTATGGTTTTTACTGCTGGTTCAGTGCGTGATATAGATTTCACAGACGGAACAAACCCAACAGGATTTGCTGGCAACGTAACAAACACCGCCATCACCATATACGGAAATTTCAAAGCGTCTACGTCAGGAATGACGAGAACGGCGGGACCCCAAGCATACACATTTGCCGCCACATCAGGCACAAAGACAATAACTACGGCTGCTGTTGTGTTTGACAACCCATTCACCTTTGATGGCGTAGGCGGCACTTGGCAGCTTCAAGACGCATTGACTTCTGGCGCTACTCGAAATTGTACATTGACTAACGGTACGTTGGATTTGAACGGCTATACGGCTACTTTTAGTGGGTTTGTATCATCTAACGCCAATATTAGAACATTGGCTTTTGGGTCAACAGGAAAATTAGTTTTAACTGGTAACAACGCCACAATATTTTCCGGCAGCGCGTCAACAAACCAAACAGTTACCGGTACAAGCCCACTTGTACAATTTACTTACTCTGGTAGTACAGGCAATAGAAACATTGTTATGTGGCCCGTGCCTGAAGCGCAATCTATCAGTGTTGAGTTCTTAAACAACGCTACTGATACAGTGGTTATTCAAGGTACTACAGGCGGTTATAGAAATATTGATTTTACCAATTTTAATGGAATAGTTAATCTTGCAAACACTCCACGTTGTTTTGGTAATTTTACTCTGGGGGCTAATGTTTCTTCTACATCAGGAACCAACACCCTTACATTCGCGTCAACTAGCGGTACAAAAACCATTACTTCCAATGGCAAAACAATAGTTTTTCCTATTGCATTTAATGGT